CAGTTCCTTTTTCGTAGTACTTGTTATAGGGTTATTTTTAATCCAAGCTTTAATAGTATTAATACTGCCTTTTATTTCAGCAACATCGGAAGCTGCGCTCTTATGAGCCTCTTTAAAGTTATCAAATAATTTCAAATAGTTATCTAAATTTAATAATTCTATCAAGAACTTCTTTCTATTAGTATCCGTAGCAGTTAAAAACTGTAAAGAATTATTCGTACTTTGATATACCAACTGACTAAAGGTCTTAAAATCTAACCCTAATATGTTTTCTACTGTTTTAAAGGTGTTGGTTGCTGTATGAGAAGAAATATCCTCTCCATCACATAGAAGAACTACTTTAATACTTGCTTTTCTATTAACAGATATAGAATAACTTTTATCATCTACTTCGAAGTCTAAAATTATTTGATAGCCGTCTTTCGGGGAGTTTCTGTTTACTATATCTACTTTCTTTACACCTTTAGAGTTTTTATTGAATAAAGCTTCCTCTAATAAGAGGGGAATAGTACTTTTACCAGCACCGTTTTCGCCTACTAACTGTACTATAATGTTACTTTGTAAATCTAAGTGATTATCCTTCCCATATGAGAAGCAATTAGACCATTTAAGGTTTTTAAGTATAATCATGGAATACTCCTAAGACTTCTTTAACTTTTTTATCGTTTAAGCCTAAAATAAATTGTAAATACTCTGCTAATTCATCTTCTAACGTCATTTCTGGGGTTAGGATAAGGGCAGAGTCGTTGTACCGTTTAATAAGTTTTTTGTCTAATAACTTATTATCTTTGTCTACTTTAACCAGTTCAGATACGTCACCCTCTAACTCATATATAGTATGATGATAGTGAGTTTCGATCATTTGGTCTGGGTGACCTACGGTTTGTCGAATAAGTTGAGGTAATTTTAGTTTTAGCCACGACCAGTTCAAAGTAGTACTATCGAATAGTAATACTCCTGTATCTACAGGGTTTCTGTGAAAGGAAGTGGTAACTGGGCTACCAGGATAAACTATATTACCTTGTGAATTTGAATGTGAATGTAAATCTCCTGCAATAACTAGTTCCCAATGTTTAAGTAGGTTTAAGTCAATTTCAGGAGTTACGTGTGGAGGTATTTCACCTCTAACGTGTGTGAATAATGTCCGACCACTAAAGTCTTTAGGGTCGAATATCTTTAATTTGTTGTATGGAATGAAATCCATGTCTTCCAGTTTGTAATAATCGTCTAGAATTGTTACTAATGGATTGATAGCATGAGTTACGTCCTTTAAGTTAGAGAAAAAGGTTGTAGTTTTTCTTAGTGCCTCATGATTTCCTGGGTATATGATAGTTCTTATCTTTACACCCTTAATATACTTAAAGTATAAACTTAATTCATCTAAAGTAGGTATTCTATCAAATAAATCTCCTCCAATTACATGAAGGTCTACAGTTTTTTCTAACTTGTATAATTCTTTGAATAGTAATTCATACCTATTAGTCGCCCACTCGCGTGGAACACTTTTTTGTCCTAACTTGATGTGCCAATCAGCACTGAATAGAATTTTCATTGGTGTTTCCTAAAGGTGTTAAAAAGCCCCAGTCCTGCTGAGGCTAATTAGTGTGTAAAATTACAGCAGTTCTGAAACTTCTTCAGCAACTTCAGAAGGGATACTAGTTTTACCAGTATTTTCTAAAACTCTGCTTTCAATGAACTCTTTCTGTAATTCCGAAGTAGGACGAGATATTACATCATCAATGTTCGGTAGTTCTTTAATTGCTTCCAATTGTTCTGCATTTAAAGGTTCTGGCTTACACTTAAGAACTTGCAAAGTGTACTCTACGTTAAACGGTAGAGGCCCAGTCTTTTGCTTTTTAAAGCACAATGCCCAACCAGATTCGATATCAGTTGGGTCGCCTAAGTCTTCCGCAGCTACCATTACTGATTCAAATAGTTTCTTCTTAAGGTTTAGAACCTTAACTTTGTTTTCATCAATACACTGGATTGCATATGCCCAAGAACATTTAAGGTCTGGGAAGTAATGTCTTACCCAGTCTTTCTCAATGTTAGTGAATTGCTCTTTATCTCTGTCAAACCCGAGACATTCCATAGGAACTCTCTTACCGTCTGCAGTTGTTAGCCAGTATACATATCTAGGAAGAACATCTCCCACCATACGTATTTTGTTGTCGCCTTCTTTATAGGTATAAGCATCAACTGATGATTTCTTTGCTTTACCTTCTATATTTCCAAATTTAATTGCCATTTTCTTTTCCTTCGTAATAAAATGTTATATTATCTTGACCATCTATACTTAAAAGGGGATTAGCCTCTAAAGATGCCCGGTCTATCTCTGTGTATTTTAACGGTAACGATTTAACGCCATACCATTTATAATCTAAGTAATTTCTAAGACTTGCCAACTCAATGTAGAGTGCCATGTGGTTGAAATTAACTTGAAGTTTGTTTTTAAATATCTCTCTAGGATTTAGTAAGTAACTATCGCCACTTATATCTTGGTTGTAAAATTGGCTTATATTTTTGTCTTTTCGAGGCATCTTAATATCGTAAGTATGAATAGCTAGTATTCTTACCACGTTTTTAGATTTACCTCCACTCAGTTTTTGTACCTTTTTCCAATCAAAGAAAATCAACTTAAAAATCTCCCATTTAGAGTAATATTATACTATAAAATAACCACTTTGTCAAGAGTTATTTTTAATTAGCTACAACCTTTATGTCATAACCTTGTTTAATGTATACAGCTGAACGTGCTTTAGCCTGTCGGGTTGCTGTATTGCCCTTCAAGTGTATATCTACTATCACGGGCTGTAATTTACCTTCTTGTTTCCTAATAATTCGCCCTATTAATTGTATAAGTAAAGGCTCGTTATTAATTGGAGTTGCTAAGACCAAGGCAGAGAGTTCGTTAACAGAAATGCCCTCTCCGAAGATACTTTGAGAGCCATATAGGATATCAAGTTCTCCAGTTCGTATTTTTTCTATTTCTATATCTCTCGTCGCTTGGTCTAGCTCCCCAGTTATACATGTTGCGTTATCTCCTGTGAATTCAGCACACCTCTTTAGAAGTTGTACTCTATCACTTACTACTAGTACTCTATGTCCTCTAGCGGCATAAACTGACGCTAGTTGGGCAACTATTCTTTGGTAACTTTCGTCATAAGCGACGGCATTTACCCTCTTGGCCCAAGGAAGTTTTGTACTATCCGGGAATCGGACATTTGTTTTTACGATGGTTACTCTCGGAGTTATGTAATTCTCTTTCGGGGGTTGATATACATCAAAACCGAAATAATCATTAAAGATTACATGTTTCCCATCTTTTCTTTGCAAAGTGCCGCTTAGACCTATTTTATATCTAGCAGAACACTTGTCAATTATACCAGAGAACGTGGGAGCGCTTACGTGGTGCATTTCGTCCAGAATAATAGTTCCAAACATTTTCGAAATTTCTGTTATTCTTTTACTCAAAGTCTGTACGTTCGCTACAACAACTATCGGGTCAGTTTCAAATTTTCCACTTCCGATAATCCCACACTTGATGCCCAGGCACTTCTCTACTTCTTCTTCCCATTGCTTTCTTAACGCTAGTGTATGTACTACTATTAAAGTTTTCTGTCCCAATTTGGAAGCAACAGCCAGAGCTGTAAAAGTCTTACCCCAACTTACAAATGCATTTATAATTGCATTATCGTCTACGGATTTGAAAATTTTACTCTGACTATCCCTCAATTCAAATTTGAATTCTGGAAATTTTTCTGGGACTAATACTCTTTTATCAATAATTTCATGCCCTTCGGGAATTAGGTCGAATCTACCTACTGGTATTGTAACAAGTTCTTTACTTATTCTTCCCATATTCTTAATTACCTGAGGAGGTTCCATCGGATTATACGATGGAATCTTATAGGTAAGTTCTAAGTCTAACAACTTCTGCCGTTTAGCGTCAGCTGTCATGTAGATTCGATTTGAAATTACTGCTTTATCGGTCATGATAAAAAGTAGCCCTCTATAACTCCTTG